CCGCTGGCACGCCGTCGGCGGCGGGAAAGACTTGAGGCCACACCTGCTGGCCGTCGGCGAGCGCACGGTGTGCATGGCCAAGGCCGACGACTGGCTCAACGACCACGAATCCGCCGACTCCGCCCACAAGACCCGGCGCTGGCTGAACGAGCCGCCGACCGACAAGCAACTGCGCTACCTCCCAGAGCACATGCGGGTGGACTTCGGCATGACCCGCTACCAGGCATCGGCCTTGTTGGCGTTCCAGTTCAACAAATCGTCAATTCAGCGGCTAGTGGTCGCGGCCAACGAAAGCCATCGGGAGGCCGCTTGAAATGCGCGATCTGCTACCGCAAGGCCAAGGGCTATGGCTGGTCCAACCCTCGGTTCAAACCGGGCGACCCACAACGCTACTCAGATCGCTGGGTGTTCTGTTCGCGCCGTTGCCAGGACGCGTTCTGCAAATTGATGACCAAGACGGAGGCACGCATGATCGATCCGAGTGACATGGAACTGGCAGCCATGCGGGCGTGCCTGTCGCCGCTGGGTGAGTACGTCGGCTCCATCGGCATGGAGCGGCCCTTGGCGGACTACACGCGGGATGAGGTGCTGACCCTGATCGATGTCGTCGTCACCACCTATCAGGACCAGATGATCGAAGAGCACGAGCGCATGGCCGCCAAGGATCGTGCCTTCCTGGAGGAGCGCCTGGCCCGTCAAGGTCAAGCCGCTCCGAAGGGAGTGCCGTTCTGATGCTGGATTTCAACCACCGCCCCAAGATTCACGAACAGATCGGCGCTCTCATCGATGCCGCCCTCGCTAGCGATCGTGATGGACAGGCACCGCGCACCTACCTCGGCGCTTCGCGGCTGGGTGTGGCCTGCGAGCGCGCGCTGCAGTACGAGTACCTGCGCACGCCGGTCGATCCCGGCCGTGAAATTCCCGGTCGCATCCTGCGCGTGTTTGAGGTCGGGCATGCGCTCGAAGACCTGGCCGTTCGCTGGCTGCGTTTGGCTGGCTTCGACCTGTACACCCGCAAGGCCGGCGGAGGCCAATTCGGCTTTTCCGTGGCGGGCGGCCGCATCCAGGGCCATGTCGACGGTGTGATCAACGCCGCCCCAGGCGAGCTCGGGCTCCGGTGCCCGTCGCTATGGGAATGCAAGACCATGAACGACAAGTCCTGGCGGGACACGGTCAAGCTCGGCGTCGCCCGGTCCAAGCCGGTGTACGCAGCGCAGATGGCGATCTACCAGGCCTACATGGAAGCCGCCATTCCCGGCATATCGCGCAACCCCGCGCTGTTCACCGCGATCAACAAGGATTCGCAGGAGATCTGGTTCGAGCTGGTGCCGTTTGACGGCGGACTGGCCCAGCGCATGTCCGATCGCGCGGTCCGGGTCATTTCCGCATCCGATGCCGGCGAGTTGTTGCCACGCCATGCAACGACCCCGACCCATTTCGAGTGCAAGTCGTGCTCCTGGCAAGACCGCTGCTGGGGGGCGACGTGACGACGAACGATATCGTGTGGCTCGACTTCAACGACGCGGCCGAACCTCGAAATGAACTCGTAAATGACACGGAGACGTTGCGTACCGGGTTGCTGGATCGGCTCGAAGCCGTCTTGCACTACCTGTTCCCCCAAGGCCGCATGCGGGGCGGCAAGTTCTATGTCGGCGACACCGACGGCTCACCCGGCAAAAGCCTGGTCGTCGAGCTCGACGGCGCTCGTCGCGGTTTGTGGAAGGACTTCGCCACCGACGATGGCGGTGATGTCATCGACCTGTGGGCACGATCCCAGGGGCTGTCCACGCGCCAGGATTTTCCCCGTCTTGCCACGGAGATTCGCCAGTGGCTGGGAGTCGCACCGCCTGCGCAGTCCATTGCTCCTCACGCGGTCCGTACCGTTGCTGTCGATGAGCTTGGCCCCTACACCGCGAAATGGGATTACCTCACGCCCGAGGGCGAGCTGATCGCCTGTGTGTACCGCTACGACCCACCGACCGGCAAGGAGTACCGCCCCTGGGACGTGCGCGCCCGGATGTGGCGGGCACCCGATCCGCGCCCGCTTTACAACCTGCCGGCAATCTCAAAGCTGCAGGACGTGGTGCTGGTCGAGGGCGAGAAATGCGCCGATGCGCTAATCGCCTGCGGCATTGCGGCCACCACCGCGATGAACGGGGCCAGGGCGCCGATCGACAAAACCGACTGGCGACCGCTCGCTGGCCGCTCGGTGCTGATCTGGCCAGACCGCGACGCGCCGGGCTGGGACTACGCCGAGAACGCCGCACGCGCTTGTGTCGCGGCGGGCTGCGCTTCCGTAGCCATTCTGGTGCCGCCATCCGACAAGCCCGACAAGTGGGACGCGGCTGATGCCGTCGCCGAAGGCTTCGACTGCGATGGGTTCATCGCGCAGGGCGAGCGCCGCGTGGTCAAGGCGGCATTGCCGATGCTGCCGACATTCACGCTGGGCGCGCTGCTGGATGACGATTCGCCGCTGCCGCCTGATCTCATCTCGCCGCGCGTGCTGACGCCGGCCGGAATGCTGGTCTTCGGCGGCGCGCCCAAGGTCGGCAAGAGCGACTTCCTGCTGGCCTGGCTGACCCACATGGCCGCTGGTGCCGCCTTTCTCGGCATGCGCCCGTCACGCCCTTTGCGCGTGTTCTACCTGCAGGCAGAGGTGCAGTACCACTACCTGCGCGAACGGGTCAAAGAGCTGCGCATTCCACCCAGCCGGCTCCTGGATGCCCGCGCGAACTTCGTGGCCACGCCCCAGCTGCGCCTCGTGCTGGACGACGCCGGCCTCGCGCAGGTGATTCCTGCCATTGCGAATGCGTTTGGTGGCGAGCCTCCGGACATCATCGCCATCGATCCCATCCGCAATGTGTTCGATGGCGGCGACGCCGGTGGCGAGAACGACAACGGCGCGATGCTGTTTTTTCTCTCGCAACGGGTGGACCGGCTTCGCCAGGCGGTGAATCCGGATGCCGGGGTGATCCTGGCCCACCACACGAGGAAGCTGGGCAAGAAGCAGTTCGAGGAGGACCCGTTCCAGGCTCTGGCCGGTGCCGGCAGCCTGCGCGGCTACTACTCGAGCGGAATGCTGCTGTATCGGCCCGACGAGCTGCGCACGACGCGGCAGCTCATCTTCGAATTGCGCAATGGGCCGGGCATCCCCCTCAAGCACGTGGACAAGGTGCAGGGGGAGTGGCGCGAGGTCGAACCCAATGAGCGGCTGGTCATGCAGGAGTATGGCCAGCGGCTCGATGCCGAACGCCGCCGCAAACGCGATGTGATCCTGCAGATCCTGTTCGATGAGGCTGCGCAGGGTCGCTGCTACACCGCCAATCAGTTCGCCGAAGGCTTCGAAGGCAAGGCGGGGCTCGGCGGCGAGCGCACGATCCGCGAGCGGCTTTCTGCGCTCTCGACGCAGGGCTACATCAAGTATTTCCGCAATGCAGTCGACTACGGCCTGCCGCCAGCCCGCACCAAATTCGGCTACCTCTGCGTGGAAGGCATGGTCCTGCGCTCGGTCGCTGGCGAACCCGATCCAGACACCGGCGAAGTGCCGTTGCGCGAACTCGCCGTACAGCCCACCCACTTCAAATGCCCGCAATCGGGGGCCGCCTTGCCGGTCGAGAACCCCGAGGTGTGGGTTTACCAAGACGACATCAACGATCCTCAGGAGCCCGCATGAACACGCATCGACAAGTTGGCAAAACCGTTGCCAACTTCCCCCTGCTTTTTGCCGACGTCGGCAAGTTGGCAAACACCTGCCAACTTCAATCCATTTCAAATCAACGCCTTGCGGAGTTGTCGGCAAATTGGCAAGTTGGCAGCGCCGCCAACTTGCCAACTTCAGCAAACCCGCATGGATACTGGGTTTTCCGGGAATTCCAAGTTGGCGAAAACTCCCCCTCCTACTACGTAGGAGAGGGAACAGCAGTTCCCTCTACCTTACGTGGAGGTTTGCCTGGAGGTCGGGATGGGGGCGGTCTGCCGGCGAACGGAAACGCGATCTTGGCGCTGGATCTCGGCACCCAGACCGGTTGGGCTCTGCTGGACCGTGACGGCGACATCAGCAGTGGAACCGAAGGGTTCAAGCCACAGCGCTTCGAGGGTGGCGGCATGCGCTACCTCCGCTTCAAACGCTGGCTCACCGAACTCAAGCAGGTTGCTGATGGTTTGGATGCCGTGTTCTTCGAAGAGGTCCGTCGTCATGCCGGCGTCGATGCCGCGCACGCCTACGGCGGTTTCATGGCCCATCTGACTGCCTGGTGCGAACACCATCAGATCCCGTACCAGGGCGTTCCGGTTGGCACGATCAAGAAGCACGCGACCGGCAAAGGCAACGCAAGCAAGGACGACATGATCGCTGCCGCCCGGCTTCTTGGATATGCGCCTACGGATGACAACGAGGCCGATGCCCTGGCGATCCTGCACTGGGCCATCCAGATCTACCACGATGGGCAGGAGGTGTGACATGAAGATCCCCACACCTCAGTACCGCAGCCCGCTGGGACGGCTCGTGCCAGAGCCCCGACGAGATCCCGAAGAGATCAAACGCGAGGGATGGCTCGACCAGCACATCCTCGTCATTTCACCCGAGGACACACGACTCGACTGGTCCGAGCGTGAGCTGCTCCGTCGCATTGGCAACCGCCTGTATGGGAACAAGGAGCGTCGCCATGGCTGAATGGAGCATCGATGAACTTGCAGATCGTTTTGTCGAGGCTGCACGCACTGCACATCGATTGCCCCCTGTGCGGGTGCAAGGCTATTTCAACGTCTGGCCGACGATCGTGCGCACGGAGTTCGAACGCCTGGCCTCCGACGATCCTGCACCCATCCGTTTTCCGCCGAGCCCTGCCGATGTCGACAGAATGCTGGAGGTCATGCGATGGGTGCAGTGTTTGGAGATGGACCAACGACACCTCGTGTGGATGCGGGCGGAGCGGTATCGCTGGTCAGAGATCGCCAAGCGCTTCGGTTGTGCACCGCGCACGGCACAACGACGGTGGGACATGGCCCTGCATCTCGTGGCACTCCATCTGGCATCGGGAAATTAAGTGAAGTTGCTGGTGGCTGCTAACGAGCGCCAGCCATTGCTAACGCTTGATGGGATTGCACGCTTTCCGGCGTGTCGCGTTTTGCGGCGATCGAGGGTAAATTCTCTCTATGGTTGCGAGAGCTGTGTCTCGCATCGAATCGACTTGTAGCCCGCCCGGAGCATCGCTCTCGGCGGGCTTTTCATTTATGAATGCCGATGAGCGCGCTGCAGATCCACTACCGTCCGATCGACTCGCTGATCCCGTACGCCCGCAATGCCAAGCAGCACTCGGATGCCCAGGTCGCGCAGATCGCCGCCAGCATCCGCGAGTTCGGTTGGGGTGCGCCGATCCTGATCGATGGCAAGAACAATGTGATCGCCGGCCACGGTCGCCTGCTGGCTGCCCGCAAGCTCGGCATGACGGAGGTTCCGGTCGTCCCGCTGGAGCATCTGACGGACACCCAACGTCGGGCGCTGATCCTGGCTGACAACAAGATCGGCGAGAACGCCTCCTGGGAAGACGAACTGCTGGGCATTGAGTTGTCCGAGCTGAAAGACGCCGGCTTCGACCTCGGCCTGACAGGCTTTTCTCCCGACGAATGGGAAGCGCTGATCGCAGGCGACGAAGCTACCAAGGACGGGCTCACCGACGACGATGCTGTGCCGGAAGTGCCTGAAACACCCATCTCCAAAACGGGCGACGTGTGGTTGCTGGGCGATCACAAACTGCTGTGTGGCGACGCCACCAAGACGGACGACTACAAGCTGCTGCTCGGTGACGAATTGCCGGACATGGCTTTCACCGATCCA